GACCCCACTACGTTCTCATACTATGTGCTGAAAGCGGTCCAGGAAAGGATCAAACTGACGGAAGATGCTGTTTTACACGGCACTCCGAAAGAATTCACAGAATATCGAGAATTAATAGGTGAAATAAGGGGTTTGAGATTTTGCGAGACAGAAATTAAAGAACTAATACAGAAATCGGAGGAAGAATGACTAAAACATTATACGTGCCTGATCACGTTGCGGCGGAAGAGAATGCAAAACGAAATGGGGCTGTTGCCGAGGCTTATATAGAAAAAGAGCAAAAAGTATTGGATCCATCTCGATTAGATGCTTCGTTAAGCGAAAGATTACCGCAACCGACTGGGTGGCGCATTCTAGTGATGCCCTATGCAGGTAGAGCCACTAGCGAAGGGGGGATAGCAATTCCCGATGCAGTAAGGAACCGTGAAGCATTGGCTACGGTAGTAGCGTATGTTTTGAAGGTAGGACCATTGGCATACAAAGATGAAGCTAAATTTGGCAATTCTTATGATGCGTGGTGCAAGGAAGGTGATTGGGTTTGTATTGGTCGTTATGCTGGCGCACGTTTTCGTATAGAGGGCGGAGAAGTCAGGATAATCAATGACGATGAAGTTATTGCAACGATTATAGAGCCTGATGATATACAACATGTCTAACAGAAAGTAGAAGGTCAATATAAGGTAATTGACATGCCAGAAGAAAAAATAGAAGTAGGCGAAGTGGATGAGTCTTCCGTTGACGTAGACCTCGAAGAGGGGAAAGTCGTTGATGATGGGAGAGAAGACGATCCAAAAGTAGAAACATCCTCCAAGGAAGATGAACTTGAGGAATATAGTGATGGCGTACAGAAGCGAATAAATGGCTTAACCAAGCGATTTCGTGAGGAAGAACGTCAAAAACAAGCTGCTATTGAGTTTGCGGAAAGTGTGAAACAACGCAATGAAGAGCTTGAAAAACGAATTCAAAACCTGGACAAAGGGTATCAGGAAGAGTTTGGCAACCGGGTTGAGTCACAACTTGATGTTGCTAAGAAGGTTCTGAAAGATGCTCATGAATCTGGGGATGTAGACAGAATAGTAGAGGCTAATGAGGCATTAGCTAATCTTTCTGTTGATAAAGTCCGACTAGCATCGGCTAAGAAGCAGGTAGAAGAGGAAGTCGCTCTTGCACCTGAAGAACAGCCACCGCTTGTTCCAAATCAGCAAAATATACCGTCTGCTCAAGAAGTAATGGACCGAGAGCCCAAGCTGAAAGAGTGGGTAGAAAGGAATGACTGGTTTGGAAAAGACAACATTATGACCTATGCAGCATTTCAAATAGATGAACAACTTCAGGCAGAAGGTGTTGACCCAATGTCTGATGAGTATTATGCTGAGGTTGATAAGAGGTTATATTCTGAATTTCCACATAAATTCAGCAACAAACCAAACGGAGGAAGTAGAAAGGTCGCGTCAGCCGAAACTTCCGCATCCCGCAACAAGAGTAGACGTAAGACTGTGAAGTTGACTCCTTCACAGGTAGCTATAGCAAAAAAATTAAATGTTCCTCTCGAGGAATATGCTAAATACGTTTAAGAAGGAGTTAACGATGGAAGAAAAAAACGAGAACACAACTCGCCAAAAGACTACTCGAAATAGAACGCCAAGAGCCAATCAAAGTCGAGCCGGGCAAACTCGCAAGGAACCGTGGAGACCGCCATCTATGTTAGATGCTCCTCCTGCGCCAGATGGATATAAGCACAGGTGGATAAGAGCGGAAGTCATGGGATATGATGATCGCAAAAACGTGTCAGCACGATCTCGAGAGGGATTTGAGTTGGTACGAGGCGAAGAATATCCTGACTTTAGTATTCCTACTGTTGAAAACGGCAAACATGCCGGGGTCATAGGGGTAGGAGGACTGCTTCTAGCTAGAGTTCCTGAAGAAGTTGTTGAACAACGCAATGATTATTTTCGCGGTATGACCCGCGATCAAATGACGGCTGTTGATAACGAGTTGGCTCGAGAACAACATCCAGTAATGCCTATAGGTAAACCCGATAGGCAAACGAGTGTAACTTTTGGAGGTCCTCGCAAAGACGAGGGCTAGGAGTAATTAATTATGGCAAATAGTAATGGAGCTTTTGGCTTGCGCCCGATTGGAAAATTAGGACAAGCAGCTAACTCCACTGGTACTACAGGCTATACACCTTATGAGGTTGCCAGCGGCAACTCTAATGTTATCTATCACGGTAGCCCAGTCATCCCGTTAGCATCGGGATTTATAGACATTGTGGGTGCTGCGGCAGGTGGCTCAGTGAGTTTGTTAGGCGCATTCATGGGTTGTGAATATGTTTCTAGTACTACTGGAAAAACAGTTTTTTCAAACTACTGGCCGGGTTCAGGTGCCGATGGCAACCACCCAGTGAAGGCGTTTGTTGAAGACGACCCAAATACCTTGTTTTTGATTGCGTCAGACGCATCATTGACAAGTAAAGCAAACACTAGGGCTTCGGTCTTTTTGAATGCTAACTTTGCTACTGCAACTAGCGGTACCACAGCAACTGGTATGTCTTCAGCGACTTTGGGTGTAAGTACTCTTGCTACTACTAATTCGCTACATTTGCGAGTTATGGGATGGCAAGATGACCCAGAAAATGCTGATTTCACGGCGGCTGGTATTGGCGTAATAGTAAGGTTGAACAACAGCTTTAATGCCCCAACAGGGTCTATCGCTGCTGGCACACCTTCAACAACAGGCGTATAGGAGGCTTAACAATGGCTATTAGTAGAGCGCAACTAGCGAAAGAACTAGAGCCTGGCCTCAATGCCCTTTTCGGCTTAGAGTACGCCAGGTATGACAACGAGTCTGCTGAAATTTATGATACGGAATCTTCAGATCGTGCGTTTGAAGAAGAAGTAATGCTTTCTGGTTTTGGTTCAGCACCAGTTAAATCAGAAGGTTCAGCAGTATCCTTTGATGATGCACAAGAGGCATATACCGCAAGGTATACTCATGAGACTATTTCTCTTGCTTTTTCAATTACTGAAGAAGCGATAGAGGACAATCTTTATGATCGCCTCGCAAGTCGTTATACAAAAGCATTGGCACGTAGTATGGCTAATACCAAACAGGTTAAAGCCGCTGCTACTTTGAACAACGCTTTTGACAGCACTTTTACAGGTGGAGATGGAAAAGAGCTTTGTGCTACTGACCATCCTCTTGTTAATGGTAATGACTTGAGAAACGAGCCTTCTACGGCTGCTGACTTGAACGAAACCAGTCTTGAAAATGCTTTAATTGACATCGCAGCGTTTGTTGATGAGCGTGGATTGAAGGTTTCTGTTCGTGGAATGAAGTTAATTATTCCACCTGCGTTGCAGTTTGTCGCAGATAGATTGCTTGAAAGCACCCTTCGACCGGGAACATCAGATAATGACACTAATGCTATGAGGAACATGGGAATGCTTCCACAAGGCTATGTAGTGAACCATTATCTTACTGACACAGACGCTTTCTTTATTAAGACGGATGCACCGAGAGGATTCATCCATTTTGAAAGAATGGCTATGTCTACCAAGATGGAAGGTGATTTTGATACTGGCAACATGCGGTTCAAAGCCCGTGAGCGTTACAGCTACGGATACTCTGACCCACGTTGTGTATTTGGTTCACCAGGTGCATAAAGTTTAGGGGGCTTAATCGCCCCCTTATTTTAATAGCTAGATGAGACCCTGTTAGGGTTCCAAAAGGAGTTCGGATGGCTAATCCACATTTTCAAAATATGATTCTCTGGGCAGGTAATACTGTTGCCTCCAGAGCAAAAAAAGACACCCCTATGTTTCTTCCGTATGCTTCGGATCAAACATACTACATGTACAGCAATGACTTTTTTACCTATAACTCAGGCGATTGGACAGTAACTACTACTGAAGCAGGATCAGGTAACGCTTCAGAAGCTATTACTTCTGGTGCAGGTGGACAGTTGTTAATCACTAATGATGACGCAGACAACGACTTAGATTTCCTACAATTAAAAGGCGAATCGTTTTTAATTGATGGTACTAAAAGAGCTATGTTTGAAGCTCGGTTTAAAGTTAATGACGTTGATCAATCTGATTTTGTCATTGGCCTTGGAATTACAGATACTACGCCTTTAGATACTACTGACGGCATATTCTTTATTTCAGCCGATGGTGATGCTGGTTTAGACTTTTTAGTAGAAAAAGATAACAGCGCAACAACTACTGAAGACGTAGCAACCATGGCGGATGATACTTTTATTACCGTTGCCTGGTATGTTGACCCAAATACTTCTCTAGTATATTACTCAATTAACCACGCTGAACCCGTGGGAGTAGCAAATACTAATGTTCCAAATGATGAAGAATTGACTGTATCATTTGGTATTCAAAATGGAGAAGCGGCTGCACAAACCATGACTATAGATTACGTTACTGCGATGGTAGAGCGATAATAGGAGGTTATTATGGCAGATGTAGTTGCTGTAACCAAAATAGATGATGGACCTCGAAATGCGGTTTTTTATCTTACTAATATTAGTGATGGAACAGGTGAAAGTGCGGTAGCTAAAATAGATGTTTCGGCTTTAAGTGCTAATCCAAATGGGGATGCTTGCACTGGTGTCCGTATCACTAAAATAAGTTTCTCTAATGTAGGTATGGGTGTTCAGTTGTTTTTTAATGCGTCCACCAATGTTTTAGCCGCTCAACTACCAGCAGATTATACCGATACTTTAGATTTTAGCGAATTTGGAGGATTGAAGAATTACGCAGGTACTGGCAAAAATGGTGATGTTTTATTAACAACAGTCGCACATACAGACGGAGATACTTATACTGTAGTGATAAGCTGCACTAAAGAATATACTGCGCTTTAACAGGAGACTAGAATGGCTACCTCTGGATCAGTTGATTTCAACCTGAACATGGCAGAAATAACAGAGGAAGCCTTTGAGCGGTGTGGCTTGGAACTTAGAACAGGTTACGATGCTAAAACCGCTAGACGTTCTTTAAATTTACTATTTGCAGATTGGGCAAATAGAGGACTTAACCTTTGGACAATCGAGCAGGTAACTCAATCACTTGCTCGATTGTCTAGTTCTTCTTCTGTTGCTACTTACCCCATAGGCACAATTACCATGACGGTAGGTGCTTCAGGAAGTTTTAGCGTAGGAGAAACTATTACTGGTGGCACTAGTGGTACTACTGCAAGTATCATCACTAAGCCATCAAGCACAACGATGACTCTTACGGTTCCTAGTGGTGATTTCACTGCTTCAGAAACTATTACTGGGTCTTCAAGTGCTGCAACTACAACAGTCACTGCTAATCCGGGATTAACAGATGTTCAAGCTACTGTAGATTTGTTAGAAGTAGTTATTAAACGTGATAACAATGATATTTCTGCTAGTCGAATAAATCGCCAAGATTATTTAAATATCCCGACTAAAACAACTCAGGGAAGACCCACTCAATACTATGTAGACAGGCTTATTACGCCTACTATTACAGTATGGCCTTCACCTGAAAATTCTACTGATCAACTTATCTATTATCGTGTTAAAAGACTAGATGATGCTGATACGAGTACAAACAATGCTCAAATACCGTTTAGGTTTTTACCATGTTTAGTAGCAGGGTTGGCGTACCAAATATCGGTTAAAAAAGCACCTAATAGAATAGGAATGCTTAAAGATATTTATGAAGAAGAATTTGCTCGAGCAGCGGCAGAAGATGGCGAAAGGACTGCGCTAAGACTAGTTCCTACTTATTCATCATTGAGTATATAAATGGGACGTTACGCTTCTGGAAAACATGCTTTAGGTATATCAGACCGTTCTGGGAGAGCGTACAAGCTAAAAGACATGGTTAAAGAGTGGAATGGTCTTTTAGTAGGAAAAGACGAGTATGAGTCTAAACAGCCTCAGTTAGAACCTCGACACACTAAAGCAGATCCTCAAGCATTAAGAGTTAGCCGTCCAGACAGAACAGAACCAGCGGTAGAAGTTTTGCTACCTTTTAATCCTTTTAAATTTGAGTTTGGTTCAAAAATTATCACAGTAACAGAACCGGGACATGATCGATCTACAGGTGATTTAGTTGTATTTAGACACACAGAAAATTTTGCAAATTTTACGCAAGTGCAAATAGAGAAAGCGGATGGTTATTCTATAACTAAAGTATCAGACGACAAATACACTTATGAAATAAATTCTGACGATGCTTGCACGTTTGTTGCCGCATCTGGAGGCGGAGGTATTGCCTCAGCAGGACCCGTAACAGTGAGCGCATAATATGTCATTTACATTCGCAACATTAAAAACAGCAATACAAGATTATACTCAAAATACAGAGACAACTTTTGTAAACAATCTTTCAAGGTTTATTATAAATACAGAAGAAAGAATTTTAAAAGAGTGTCAATTAGAAGTATTTAGAAAAAATGTTACAGGCTCTTTAACTAGCTCAAATAAATTTCTAACTAAACCTTCAGATTATTTATCTAGTTTTTCACTAAGTATTGTTGTTAGTTCTGAAAATAAATTTTTACTATATAAACATCCTACGTTTCTTCAAGATTACAATGCAAATGCGTCTACAACGGGAGAACCGTTATATTATGCAGATTTTGATGAAACTACTTTTCTAGTATCACCTACTCCAGACTCAGGATATAGTGCTGAATTACATTACTTTTTTCGGCCTAATAGTTTAACCGCAGGTGCAGATGGTGGAACAACCTGGTTAAGCATTAACGCTGAGTTGTCGATGCTGTATGGGTCTTTGGTAGAGGCATACACTTTTATGAAAGGTGAAGCAGATTTATTGCAGCTTTACCAAGCTAGATTTCAAGAATCGTTGACTTACTTGAAAAACCTTGGTGAAGGCAGAAATACTCGAGATGAATATCGTTACGATAAAGTACGTAGAGAGCCTATTGCATAATGTTTAATGTAAGTGTTGAATCAAATATAGGCACACCTACTGTGGTTACGACCACAAACCGGGGCATGAACGCTGAAGAATGGGCAGAATTAGCGGTGAACAGAATAGTTGCTGTATCAGCAAATGCACCGCCACAAGTTCGAGAACAGGCGTTCGCGTACAAAGCGATGATAAAAGCCTTGTTAATAGATTATTTTAAAAAAGTTGCAAAAAGCGAAAAGTCTACGGCAAAGACTATTTTGAATGAGCAAGGTTTAGAAAGTTTAATTGAATATTTCGAGGATATATAAATGGCAATAACACAAGCAATGTGTACAAGTTTCAAGAAGGAATTGCTTGAAGCCAAACACAATTTTCTCAATAGTGGAGGCAACACATTTAAATTAGCTTTATATACAAGTTCTGCTTCTTTAGATGCGTCTACTACAGCATACACTACAAGTAATGAGGTAAGTGGCACAGGATATTCTGCAAAAGGCAACACATTAACCCGTGTTGATCCGACCACAAGTGGCACAACTGCGTTTACTGATTTTGCAGACACTACGTTTAGTTCTAGCACTATAACGGCTAGGGGCGCAATGATTTTTAACGAAGATACTTCAGGTGATACGTCTGTATTAATTTTAAATTTTGGTTCAGATAAAAGTTCTAGTTCAGGTGATTTTACAATCGCTTTTCCTGCGGCAGATGCGAGTAACGCAATTATAAGGATTGCATAAATGGCAGCGGGTTGGGGAAGAGGCTCTTGGAACGAGGGTGCTTGGAACGAACCGACATCTATTGATGTAACAGGCGTATCGGCTACAGGTGCTGTAGGGTCAGTTACAGTCACCGAAGGGACAGGCGTATCATTTGCTGTTACAGGTGTAGCTGGAACTACTGCTGTTAGCTCTGTAGCAGTATCTACTGGAAACGAAGTTGCAGTTACAGGCGTAGCAGCTACGGGAGCGGTGGGTTCTGTCACCGTTGTTATTCCAGTATCTATAGATGTTACAGGTATAGCAGCTACAGGTGCAGTAGGTTCTGTTACTGTTACAGGCGAAGCTAACATAACACTTACGGGCGTAGCAGCTACAGGAGCGGTAGGTTCTCCGATTATAGTCACACAGCCTGTTCGACCTACTGGAGAATCAGCTTCTGCTCTTGTTGGGGATGGGACTCCAGTATCCGTTATAACAAACGCAAATATTAGCGTAGATGGTGTTCAAGCAACGTGCACTACGTCTGGAACGCAAGTTTGGAGTATCATACAAAACACGTTAGAAGACAGTTTTAGTGCAATAAACGATTCTCAAACTATAACCTGGTCAGTTGTAGATGACTCTCAAACTAGTAGTTTTAGTGCGATAGATGACTCTCAAACTGTAAACTGGTTAGATGTAAATATTACCGAATACACAGTTACAGTGGCTTCTAAATCAGGATATGGAGAAAGCGGTAATGCTTTTTACATTGATGGAGTGCAAGCTCCTGATTTAAGTTTAAATAAAGGTTCTACGTATAAATTTGATATATCAGATTCTACTGTTTCTGGGCACCCTTTTAGATTTTCTACTACTTCTGATGGTACACACGCTGGCGGAATTATATACACAACGGGTGTTACAGTCACATCATCATACGTTGAGATTATAGTTGCTTCTGATGCACCAACTTTATATTATTTCTGTACAAACCATAGCGGAATGGGAGCTAAAATAAATATACTAGAGTCAGAATCAACGACTTGGATAAATATTGCCGACAATCAAGCAGCATAGGATGAAATACAATGGCTAGTACGTTTACAACTAATTTAGGGATAGAAAAACCAGCTACTGGTGATAAAGCAGGAACTTGGGGTACGGCGACTAATACTACTTTTGATTTATTAGATGAAGCGGTAGATGGCATAGTTACAATTAATTTGTCTTCTGCGGGTAGCTCAGGTTCCCCGAATGATTTACCGATTACAAATGGCACCTCCTCAAATGGACGACATAAATTCATAGAGTTTACTAGCACTGGTGGTGATTTAGGATCAGACGGAGCGTTTGTACAATTAACGCCAAATGATAGTCAAAAAATATGTTTTTTTAGAAACAGTTTATCCAATAGTAGAAAAGTAACTATATTTCAAGGTACTTATAGTTCATCAAATGATTTAGAGCTTGAAAATGGTAAAGATTATATCGTTAAATTTTCTGGAGCAGGAACTGGGGCTACAGTACAACAAATCAACTCTTCTCCAGTATTTACCAATGTTACTACAACATCTCTTACTATTAACGGAGTAGAAAATCAGGGTTTTGCGTCAGGTGTTAAAATGCTTTTTAGAGAGGCTTCTGCACCGACAGGATGGACAA